TGTCAGAACCAGTATAATTATTGTCTTGGTACCACTTCATTGGATAAGGATGTATTTGAATACGCATTGCTCCACCATAATCAAACATTCTATAAGTTGGAGTTTTGTATCGATGTTTTCTTTCACCACGCTTTAATAGCTTTGTGTTTTCGTGTAAAGTTAAGTGATTAGAATCAATATACTCTGCTTCTACACCTGTATTAAAACCTTGGCTTTTGTAAGTAACCGTAATTTTTCCAAGTCTATATAGATCAACGCCTCTTTGTTCAGGTTCAGATTTATGCATATGATTATATAAATTCATCCAACCAGCGCTATTTACAAGTTCACACCTGCTTGGTGAATAAGTTTGAAATAAATTAGTTTTTTCTCTTAAGTTTTTTATTTTATCCGCGTAAATCTCTGTAGTACCAGGTAGTCTTTGAAACTGGTCTAGATCATAAAAATATTGCTCAAATATTTCCATCTGAGCATGATCGGCTAATAAGTTAAACTCTTGCGGAGTTATATAACCTCTTTGTTCTTTGTTAGCTAGAACTAAAACTTTTTGATATACTCTATCTATACTTATTGCCATAATTTCTTTTTAGTTTGTATTTGCAATCGCCCCGTAGAGCGACTGCATCTACAAGTGATTATTATTTTAATCGTTTTTCTATATTTGCATATATTTCCATACCTTCATCAGTTTTAAACCAAGAGGCTAAAGCCGTGTATGGATGCTCTTCAAATGGAACTGTAAATAATTTTCTATTAGTTGAGCCCCATAAAAAATCTCTTTGATTTTCTGAAAGTTTTAATATACCAGCTTCAACAGCTTTAATACCAAAATTTCTTAACATTACATTGTCATCAGAAGCTAATTCTAAGAACAAAACAGGATTTGACTTAGCAAATAGTAATAAATCACGTTTTATTTCTTTAGAACTCATTTTAGACACTTCAGAACCAATTTCTACACGCATTATAGCTTCAGCAACGTCAATATCTACGTCTCTAGCCATCATTAAGGCATCAACTTCTAATTCTAAAATATCTATTTGTTGTTCTGCTACTTCTGCTGGCTTGTGCTCATAAAATAATTTATCTTTATGTGGATGATATAAAGAAAGTAGTTTTTGTAAAACTGTTTTATTTTTAGGAACAAACAAACCTCCATTTTCAAATATAATATGTTCTAATCTTTGATCGCCTTTCATTTCATCAACAAAAGAAGTTCTTTGATTTGACGTATATTTAAGTTCTCTTTCGTAGCCTTTTTCTTCGTCAAACCAAAATATATTACTACCTCTTATTAAATAAGTTAAAGGTGATCTATTGTGAGTAAGATAATACATTCTATCTTTTATTTCCCACTCAGGTTTTTTATTTTCAACACTTTCTGTTTTTGCAGCTTCTTGTGTTTCTATTTCTTTTTCTAGACCAAAAGCATTTTTAGCTCTGTCTATAATTGTTTTTTCTTTTTTTGCCATAATATAATATATAATAAAATTAATAAAAATAAAAGGCCGAGGCCGAAGCCCCGGTCTTTTAAAAAGTTTAGTTCATTAACATGAAGTTATTAGCTCCTTGTGTAATTAAACATCTTTCAGATAAATAGTGAACTTCCATCACATCTTTACCAGATGTAGCAGCACCAACAGAACCAGTAATCCAAGTTTTTAATCTTCGATCATCAGTCTGTGAAGCTCTATATCTAACATGTAAGAAAGGACGCTTCATATTTGCTCCTAATTGCTCGTCATAAACTGAAGATACACCAGCAGGAATAACAACTCCTCTAATGTTAGTAACAGTATCATTTAAAGCACCTCTTGTACCTTTATCATTAAGGTATTTGAAGTCAGACTTATAAAAGTCATAAGAACCTCTTCGGAATCCAGAGAAACCTAAGTTAAGCGCCATGTCTTCAGAATTGTTAAATACACCGTAAGATGTACCACCAGCTCCGTAAGAGTTCATTGAAGCTAACATATCATCAATAGCCAAGCTAGTTGATCTATCAACAAACATCATGTTTTCTTCAATAGCACCGTTTTGGTCGAATACAGCTAATATAGCGTCAAACTCAGCTAAATCAGTAGCGGCGTTAACACCAGTAATACCTGTAGTTTGGTGACCTCTAGTAGTGATAGCTTGGAATAAACCTTGCGTACCATCTTGTAAAGCACCACCATCAGTACCACCAATTGCACCAGCGTTTGCTACAGCAGTTTCAGCTTCTAACATAGTCATTTCTAAGTAGTCAGTAAAACGAGCTCTAGTATCACCTTCAGCTTTTAAATACCATAAGTAACCTGATTGACCTTCTTCTCCAGCAACTTCAATCCAACCAATTTGCGTAGTATCAGATCCAGACACTTCGTAGTAGTCTTTCATGATAATATGCTTGTTAGAGTGAGACTTAAATTTAGGAGAGTTAGCAGCAGATCTACCATCAGTTCCTTTTTCAAATTCAGAACCAATAACTAGTATTCTATAAGCCCCAGCACCAGCTGAATCAGAGAAACCAGCAGTGTCAAACTCAGCTTCAGCATAAGGTAAAATAGTAACATTGTTGTTTGCTCCAGCATCTACAGCTGAAACGTAACCTCTTAGAGTTAAAGAAGCGCTAGATACTAGTACCATATCACCAACTCTAATACCATGCTCGTTATTAGCGATTGAATTTCCATCAACGTCATCAACGATAGAAAAAATGTTTGCAGAAACATCTTCATTTGTAGCTGTATAAGCTAAATGTAATCTACCTTGCTCTGACCATATAACTCGGTCAGAAGTAGAAGCTTCTTCGGCTCCAACTTGAGCTAAGAAACCTGCGATTGTTCTTTTACCGTAAACCTCAGCTTCTTTTTCCATAAGGTCTGGTAAATATTGTTGCGCCCATCCTTCAGTAGCACTAGATGTAAAGTCTACATAGTTAGACGACAACGTTTGTTTTCTAGGAGCAGCATCTATACCACTCGCACTTGTAATTGCCATAATTTTAAATTTTTAAATTGTTATTTATTGTTTTTATTTTTAAACTTAAAGCTAGAAGCATCAGTACCTAACACCTTGAACTTTAAACCACCTGCCTCAATTTCACCGTGACTTTGTCTTGGTTTCATATTAACATTTTTAGCTTTAGCAACACTATCTTTCATAGCGTCAGCTTTTCCTTGTTCGTAAAAGTGCTTTGCAACAGCATCTGCATTCATTGCTGTATATAGAGACTTATGATAACCTTTAGCATCTTTTAAAGCAGAGTTTTTATCCAAAAACTTTTTGGTAAAATTACTTATATCGCTTTGGGTGTTTTTAATCTCTTCAGCATTGTTTACATTGAATCTGTATTTTTTATCACCGACGTTATATTCAAAACCTTTGAACTTGTCGTTAAAAACTTGTTCAGTTTTCTGTGTAAAAATATCAGAGTTCTTTTTAACTGTTTTTTGAGTTGCTTCTGACTCCTTGTTATATCTATTAAAGAAATCTACAGCTTTCTGTTGCTCAATAGTGAGTTTTGATCCAGCTTTAATTTCTTCATAGTATTTGGACTTTTGCCCGTCCAAGTGGCTTCTAGCGCTGGCAACTTGCTCTTTTAACGCTAGTTTTTTTCTTCGTATATCTCTTTCTTCGTCTTCTTCTTCGTTGTAAGAGAATGAGTCTTCCATAAGGAAGTTAATTTCTTCTGCATTTAGATGAGGTTTTGTTTGTCTGTAGTATTCTCTTAATAAAGAGTCATCATCTAATTTACTATAATCTTGATTAATTTTTACATAATCACTTATATCACCACCAGTTTCTTCCATAAAGTCTACTAACTTCTGTATATTTTCTGGTAGTGGTTTTCCAGTAGCTTCGGCTTCAGCAATAGCTTCTTCAACTTGCTCTTCAACTTCAGTAACTTCTTCTTTAGTTGATTCTTCAGTAACTTCTTCTAATACTGGAGCTTCTTGTGTTTCTGCTTCCGGTTGTACTTCTTCTTGTTTTTCTGTGGACTCGGCATCTTTAGACTCTGCAGCCACTCCGCTGTCGTCAGCGTTATCTTCTTTAGTTTCATTTTCTACTGGTTTACTTAAATCAACAACATAATCGCCGTCTTCATTAACGTTTGGTTTTTTAGTTTCTTCAACTTTATCAGTTGTTTTTTGAGTAGTTTCTTCAACTACATTTTCTTTGTTTTCTTCCATAATATAATATAATAATAATTAATAAATTTTAGCTAGGATCAAAGCTACCTAAATTAAAGCTACCACCTAGTATATCATTACCCGCAGACTCAAAGTTTTTAGGTGGCTTATCAGTTTTTCTTTGATCTATCATTTCGCTTTGTTGAGTTGCTTGTATTTTTGTTCTTTCGTCTTTACGATCTTCTTTTTCTTTTTCTCTTTGCATTAAATTACTTGATTCAGCTCCTTTTAACTGCATGTTATACTGAAACTCTATAGCCATTAATTGTTTTTTAAGCTCTGCTTCTTGTTGCATTTTTTGCACATCAATTTGTGCTCTCATTTGCTCTAACTGTGCTTTGCCTTGATTTAATATTTGTTCTTTTTGAGTTTCAACTTGAGCTGCTGCCTGTGCTGCTTGAGCGTTAGACTGTGCTTGCATTTGTATGTTTTGCTGTTGTAAAGCTTGGTCTTTGTCAGCTTTTCTTTTTCTACGTATTTTAAGCATTTGATTAGCTAACTTAATGTTTTTTATATCTCTAAGATCAATAGCATCTTCAAGTTCTATACTTTGTTGTTGCAATGCCATTTGTATATTATTTTCAAGTATAGCTTTTTCCTCTTCATCTGGAGTTAAACTTATAAATATACCAAAATCATAAAGATGTAGCTCTGACATTTCTTCTAACGTAGCCACGTTATGAACGCCAATAGCTTGTATAAAAGCGTCTTTAGTTGGTGAATACTCTATAATATCAGATATTCTAAGCGATAAACACTCTGCAACTTCTGCTGTTAAAAACAAACCTGACTGTAATATATGTCTAGTTGCCGTGTTACTATTTGCAGCTGCTAATTTTTGTACGCCTACTAAAGCGTTTTTATCTGGCATACTACCGTCTCTAGCCTCATTTAATCCGGTTACATCTCTTATCATTTGTAAATAATAGTTGTAATTACCTATAAGAGCTTGCATTTTATTACCACCA